CCCGAATAAAATTTTTCATTCGAACTATGGAGGAACTCTACCATTTTTTGAGTAGAACTCCTAGGATTACTAGTAATCCTTGCTTGCCAGACACATCGTCTGACACAAATAGGTTAAGGGATCCTTGTAAGAAAACCCTTGTACAGAAGAGAGCTTGGAAATTATTCCAGCCTCATCTGAAAAACCTCATTCGTCCAGAGCAATTCCGCGATCTGTTGATCAAGGAATCTCGCTATTGGACAAAAGTTCATTCTGGTTTACGGAACCCCGACGTTAAGTTGGCAACTTATTACCGCCTTGTAGAACAATTTCTACACAGCTGGTATTGCACAGCTATCAACGCAGGTGAAAACCTCACTTTTCATAGGAAAGGTGCGGGGGTCCATAACCAGTTTATCCAAATTATCGCCTGGTTGGATTCGGTCATTAGACTGATCTTAACAGACGCAGATAAGTTCTTCAATTGTGCGAAAAAATTCGCACATTCTTGTCGAACTATTTGGATAACTAAGACAAAAAACTTGGATAAACGCAACCCGTGCATATTTATGTCACGTACGTTTATTCCAGGTTTCCTACGATGTAGGTCCCGAAAAGAAGAGAAAGGTCTCAATAGATCCTTCCTTCAGTGGTCCTATATCGGCAGGAGTCTTCCGTCGCCTCATCCCAAACTTTTGGGCGACGACGTGTGTGATGCACAGGTCGAGCGTCTTACATCCAATGTGAATGTATGTACTCTTAGACCTGCTATACTCACGCATTTAGTTGGTACAAGGCCCGTACTTCCGGATTTTCATATAAATATCCAGAGTCGGTCAGCTTGTAACCAATATTCTAGGCATGATGGTGGTCGTATGAGGGTGTACTTGGAGAAATTTCTTCAAGATACTAAGCATATTCCTCCTCCTCAGGGGAGAAAGCTTAATCCCTCATCATCCCATCTTTACAGACATCGTATCACCCTTCACAAGAGGAATTTCTTGCAAGGTGTGGAATACGATTGTAACTCCGAACCTGTTCCCATTGGGGAAAGAGGTTGGAAAGTACGAATCGTATCGATGTCTGATGCCTTCCGTGTGTCTACTAGCGACGCTTATCGGAAACCACTTATGTCCCGGCTTACCAGACACAATTGTCTGGCCTTGCCACAAAAGGGGCATTTTGGTAAACTTCCGATAAATGTCGAAAGATGGCCAGGCGAGGAAAAATTTGTTTTCTCCGCTGACCTTTCTAGTGCCACGGACTACCTGTCAAAGGACCTTATTGAGGGTTTTTGCAAATTTTTGCAGATACCTTCCGATTTGGTTACTGGCGGAGAAATTTCCTGCCAGTGTCTCAATCGAGGC